AGGAGTTGAAACAATTTTAAATGACGAGCTGTTTAACAGCAATTATGAATACTTTTTCTGCGTTAATTTGTGCAATTTTAAAACAAGTTGTGAGTTTGTTTTAGATCATAAGTCAGAATTTGCGGCGAAATATAAGAGAAAGTAATAAAAACAAAAGGAGTCTATTATGCTGTATCATAACTATCACAAACATGACCATAAAGGGAACCCTTGGAGTTCAGCAGATACAGTGGCTAAGCCAATAGACTATTGCAAAAGAGCTGTAGAACTTGGACATAATACTGTTTTCACTACTAATCATGGTGTTGTTGGTGATGTCTTTGAATGGATGGACGAAGCTAAAAAACACAATTTAAAACTTGTATTCGGAACAGAAGCATATTACGTTCCGTCATACAAAGAACTTGATGACGGCAAAAAAGACAGAAGCAATAGACATGTCATAGTTATAGCAAAGAATAACGACGGCGCAAAAGAAATCAATAAGGCTATGAGTGTAGCGCACGATGATGGTTTCTATTACAGACCAAGAATTAACTATGACATGATTATGGGTTTTACTCCAGGAAATGTCATAATTACGACGGCTTGTGTTGCAGGTATTTGGAACGATTCAGAGTTAATTATGAAATTACAAAGAAGATATGGAAAAGATTTCTTCTTAGAGCTTCAACCACACAATATCGAAGTTCAAAAAGAAACAAACAAGTATTTAATTGAATTGCATAATGCTTCTGGGATACCAATAATACACGCAAACGATTCACATTATGTATATCCTGACGAAGCTGAATATAGGGATATATTTCTGCGGGCGAAAAATCATTTCTATGATTATGAAGAAGGAATGATATTGGACTACCCATCATCTGATGATGTTTTTAAAAGGTATAAACAGCAAGGTGTTTTAAGCGAAAAGGAAGTTCAAGAAGCACTTGAAAATACATTAGTGTTTGATAGTTGTGAAGAATACTCGTTGATTAATGATGACATCAAACTTCCTGAAATATCAAAGACGCCAACTGAAGATTTAAAAATAATAATCAACTCAAGATGGTTGGAAGAAAGAGACGATATTGACAAGGAAATGCACCCCGTTTATCTCGATGCTATTCGCACTGAAATGGATACTATTGAGAAAACAAAGATGGAAAACTATTTTTTAATTGACTATAATATCGCAAAAGTCGCACAAGAAAAGTATGGCGGTAAACTAACAAACACAGGGAGAGGATCTGCCCCTTCTTTTTATACAACTAAGTTATTAGGATTAACAGATATAGATAGAGTCTCTGCACCTGTTACATTATTCCCAAGTAGATTTATGTCTGTTGAGAGGATTCTCGGCGCAAGAAGTTTACCTGACATTGATTTAAACACAGCAGATAGAGAACCTTTTATTAAAGCAACAGAAGATTTACTTGGAAAAGAAAACTGCGCTTGGATGTTGGCGTGGAAACCAATGCAACATTCCACTGCTTTCAGAACATATTGCAAAGGTATAGGAATGGATATCTCTGAATATGATGAAATTGCTAAAAATTTGGATGTTTATGAGAATGATAAAAAATGGTCAAGTTTAATAAAAAATAGCAAAAAATTTGTCGGCGTTGTTGAAAGTGTTTCTGAATCGCCTTGTAGTATGCTACTGTATGATAAACCTGTAAATGAAGAGTTAGGATTAGTTAGAACACCTAAAGGTAAGATGTGCTGTCTTTTAGACGGTTATAATTGCGATAAGTATAAATATCTAAAAAACGATTATCTATCAGTAATAGTTTGGGCTATTATTAAAGACACATGTGAGTTGGCCGGAATACCTATACCAACAATAAAAGAGTTAGACAGACTATTGGATGAAAAAACTTTTGATATTTATAAAAATGGGCTAACATGCACAATAAATCAAGCAGATAGTGATTTTGGCACATCGGTAGTAATGGAGTATCAACCAAAATCTGTCGCAGAAATGTCAGCATTTGTAGCCATTATTAGACCTGGTTGTGCGAGCTTATTGAGAGATTTTATTCAAAGAAAACCGTATTCAACTGGCGTTTCAGAATTAGACAGCCAACTTGAAGAAGCTGATCATCGAATGATTTATCAAGAACTAATTATGAAATATCTAATTTGGCTTGGCATACCTGAAACTGGTAGTTATGACATTATTAAGAAAATTGCAAAGAAAAAGTTTAGCGCTGATGAACAAGAAAAACTGAAAGCTGAGCTAAAAAAAGGTTGGGTTAATAACGTTGGAAGCGAAGATGGCTTTGAAAAGACTTGGACTGTTGTTGAACAGGCTTCTAGGTATAGCTTTAATGCTTCGCACTCACTATCGTATGGTTATGATAGTTTATACGGCGCGTATTTAAAATCTCATTATCCTTTAGAGTATTATACTGTCGCTTTAAATTATTATACAGACGATGTGCCAAGGACTACGAAATTAACTAAAGAACTTTCATTTTTCAATATCAAACTTAAGCCTATAAAGTTTAGATATTCAAGGTCAATGTACTCTTTATTGCGCGATGATAACAGTATATATAAAGGTATTGCATCAATTAAACATATGAATTCTAAAATTGCCGATGAAATGTACGAATTGAGAAATAATAAATACAATTCATTTATGGAGTTGTTGTTTGATCTAAAAGATAAAACGACATTACAGGAAGACCAAAAGATAATACTTATCGAACTTGATTTCTTTTCTGAATTTGGTGATGCAAATCATCTTATAGCACAAAATGAAATGTTCAATAATTTTGGTGGCAGAGTTCAGTTGAATAAAGAAAAGATTATTTCGTTTAAAATACCTTTTGATTTCGTTGAAATATATTCAGGAAAAGAAACAGAAAAGATGTTTACTAAAGTAAATACAAAACAGATGTTGATTGATATGTCAGATAATATCACATATCAACCAAGAAAACTTTCTGATAAGATTAATGCAATGATTAAACATCTTGGGTATGTAGATATTTCAGATGATAGGTATGCTGGTCTCGCCGCCGTTATGTCTGTAAATACAAAATTTTCGCCGAGAGTTAAATTACATTCTCTTAAAAACGGTAATGTTATAGATTGCAAAATCAATAAAAAAACATTTAACTCAAACCAATTCAAAGAAGGCGACATTATAAGAATTAATAAGACTATTAAAAAATTGAAAAGTATGAAAGACGAAAATGGTAATTGGGTAAAAGTTGAAGGAACTACAGAGCTTTGGATTGATAGATATGAGAAGGTAAAGAATCTATGATTTCATTAGAAGAATTCGCGCAATATATTCAACATATTAAAAATGAAGATATATTGTTTGATAAATTATACGACGCCGCGCAATGGTATAATAATAAAACTCGCGGCGAATTTGAACTCATGTGGTTTTCAGAACTACAATCAGATGTGATCTCATTGTTAGAAGAAATTTTTAATGACGATAGCGAATGGATTGCCTACTTTTGCTACGACTTGAGCTTCGGCGAAAGTTATGAAGAAGGCGCCGTTACCGATGTAGATGGAAGCCCAATTAAACTTGCAACAGTTGAAGACTTGTATAATTTGCTAATTTCTAAAAGTTAGCAAAAAATATATTGACAAATAAGTTTATATTTTGTATAATATATTATATATAGGAGGCATATTTTGGGAAGTGTAACTATTTTGCGAGAAACTACCAGAAGACCAATTGAATTAATTGGCGAAAGAGCAGGCATTTGCTGGGGTGCTGATATTACAAATTCAGAGAAAAACTACAAGCGCGGATTAGACTGTATTAAAGCTAATCATGGCAGAGCGCTTGAATTTGTCAATATCGAAATGGTAATTGATGGTTATTCCGCGCGTGTTATCAGAGAGTGGTATACACATTTAGGTGGTACTCCAACTAGATTGCAAGCATCAACTCGTTATATTGATTATAACGATTTTGATTATATCGTTCCTGTAAAGATAGAAAACTATTATTCAAAAGACGGTCAAAAATTAGCAGAATATATATATAAAGATTGCATGGAATACATTAAATCATCTTGTAAGAAATTAGAAGAGCTTAATATTCCGCGCGAAGATATTGGCATGTTACTTCCACTTGGAATGACAACTAAGATTGTAGATAAAAGAAATTTGCGAAACTTAGTTGATATGTCGCGGCAAAGAATGTGTACTCGAGCATATTGGGAATACAGAAAATTATTTGGCGAAATTCTTTATGAGCTGAGTAATTATTCTGAACAATGGGCTGAATTGATTGATAACTTAGAATTATTCAAGCCTAAATGTGAGCACTTAGGTTATTGCCCAGAGACATATTCTTGCGGGAAAATGCCAAAACAAGATGCTTAAATATGAAAATGACTGCGTAGATTGCGGTAAATACTGTTTGTATGAAATATGCCCGTATTACAATGTCGCGCATTATTACTGCGATGAATGTGATGAACCGGCAAATTATCAAATTGATGGTCAGGATTTGTGCGAATCTTGCGCGGAAGATTACTTTAAACAGTGTTTTGAAGTATTAACCGCAGAAGAAAAAGCAGAAATTCTTGAAACAGAATTCTCAATAATAAGGTAGGTGATGTGATTGATTGCAATTATCGGCGCAAGTGCTTGCGGAAAATCTACATTAGTAGACCAATTCATTAAAAAATATCCTGTGTATAAGAAACTTATTACATATACGACGAGAGATATGCGCGACGGAGAAAAAGATGGAGTTGATTATCACTTTATCAGCGATGAAGTTTTCTCAAATATGAGCAAAGACGGCGTATTTATTGAAGAAGCTGAATACAATGGTTGGCGCTATGGCATATCCAAAGAAGAATGCGAAAGCGAATTAACAATTGTAATTGTTACTCCCGCTGGATTCAGAACACTTAAAAGATATGGCGTTGATGTTATTGGTGTTTACTTAGACGTAGATAGAAGATCAAGATTGATTGCTTCACTTTTGCGCGGAGACGACATTGAAGAAGCTTATAGAAGAAGTTTGTCAGATGTTGGTATGTTCGATTCGTTCATAGATGAAGTTGACCATTATATCAACAATGAAAGATTTGAACTAAATCACGCGCAACTAATTGAAAAATTAGAACAGATTATTGGTGACGCAAACAGTGAGTAGAAAGAAAATTTATCTCGCGGGGAAAATGAAAGGACTGTCATTTGAAGAGCAGACGAAATGGCGAAAAGATTTCAAGAATAAAATCATAGAAATCTTTAACGATTATTGGGAATGGCCGCCTGAAATTATTTCTCCGCCAGATTATTATAATTACGATTTCCCATCGCATAAAACAGAGCGTGAAGTAAAACAATGGGAATTAAACAACTTGTCAAAGTGCGATATTTTAGTCGTGAATTTAAAAGATTGTTGCACAAGTGTTGGCACTATTTTCGAGATTGCTACTGCTGATTTTTTAAATAAGCGCGGCGCGAATATATCAATAATTGGTATAGGAAGTACTGAAGACATACATCCTTGGGTTTTGGATTGCTTTCTGCGTATAGAAGACACCATTGAAGATGCTTGCGAATACATTGAAAGCTACTTATTGTTGTAGGAGGTGCGATATAGATTATAAAGAATGGTTAAACGGCGATGAACTTGGCATCAATATCTTTGAGAACAAGTATCGCTTTAACGGCGAAGACTTTGATCACTTTGTTGAAAGGGTCTCTTACGGCGATGATAATGTCGCTAAGTTAATTAGGGAAAAGAAGTTTTTATTTGGCGGGCGTATATTGTCTAACAGAGGAACTGGCAAGAAGGCAACAATGATGAATTGTTATTCGCGCGGATTTGTCGAAGATTCTTTAGATGACATTATGAAGGCAAATACTGATATTGCGAAAACTTTTCAGGCGCAAGGCGGGCAAGGGCTGTCTGTTACAAAATTAAGGCCCAAAGGGACAGGAATTAATCATGGGCAGTTTAAGTCTGATGGCATTGTTCCGTTCATGGAGATTTTTAACAGGACTACTGAGAGTATATCCCAGGGCGGGTCGAGAAAAGGGGCTTTATTAATTAGCTTAGATGCTTGGCATAAAGAAGCAGAAGATTTCATCAAGATTAAAAGCGAAGAAGGCAAAATTCAGAAAGCTAATTTGTCACTTGAAATTGATGATGAATTCATGAAATGCGTTAAAACGTATTATGAAACTGGCGAAGAAAAAACTGTACATATTAAAAAAGACTACAATGGTAATCTTGTTGAATATGACGTAATTCCTATTAAGTTGTATAAACTTATGATGCAGAAAGCATGGGAATGGGGGGAACCTGGGTGCTTATTTGTTAATGAGTTCCGTAATTATAATATTATGGAATTTGTTGATCATTACAAAGTTGAAAATTGTAATCCTTGCGGTGGATGTTCGCCGCAAGTAAAAAACCTCGTAAAATCGGTGAAGCCTAAGTCGATGATATGGTAATACCGAGTTCCCATGTATCAGCAGGGAATGTAACGCGTAGATAGTGAGCGTTATGATAGCAATAAACTATCCAAGAGTACGGGGCGTGGTTATGATTATTTACAAAGCGACAAATTTAATAAATGGCAAAATATACATCGGGTAAACTACTAATACTTTAGAATATAGAATGAATCAGCATTTTAGAGATATTAAGCGAACAAATAGACGTTTAACATATTTTCATAATGCTATTAAAAAATATGGAATTGATAATTTCAATTTTGAAATAATTGACACAGCTAAAACAATTGATGAACTTAATGATAAAGAAGTATTTTGGATATCAAAATTAAATTCTACAGATAAAGATGTTGGGTATAACTTAGACTCTGGCGGTTCAAATTGCTTTAAATCCGAATCAACCAAAAAAATAATCGGAGAAAAAACAAGAGAAAGATGGAAAGACGCTGATATTGATAGCAAGATGTCAGAAGGTTTAAGAAAGGGAAACGAAACTCAAAAGGCTAAACCTAAGAGTTTAGTTAAATTTATATGTGGAATATGTGGTAAAGAAATGTACGTTCAGCCAAATGTAGCAAAAAATAAAAAGTATTGTAGTTCTAAATGTAGTGGTATTGCTTTCTCAAATGATAAAGAATGGAGAGAAAAGATTGCAAAATCTTTAAAAGATAATGACATCGAATATAAAAAACATGTTGTTGATATTTCAACAAAATGGTGTTTAGAGAATAAGCAAAGTATTATTGATTGCAAGTTCAATAAAATAAGCGGTGTTTTAACTCCTTTATTAAATAAATTAAATATTAAAGATTTTAGGACGCTATCAAGATGTTTTGATGTTAAATCTCGAAAAGAGTTACTTTTAATATTTAAAAACATCGTTAATAATCACGAAAATGTACGCTGAACTGGTCTGAATCAACAGACGTATCGTCAAGGTGGAATCTTGGCGTATGAGGGAAACCTCCAGAATTATCGGATAAAAAGCCGATAAGATAACATTAGGAGCAACCTCTTCCAAAACACGGCGCTTGTAATTTGGGCAGCATAAACCTTTCAGAATTCGTATCTAAACCATTTACTAATGATGCAGAATTTAATTATGAAGATTTTAAAAACGCCGTTGCAATTGCAGTAGAAGCGCTTGATGAAATTGTAGACGAAAACTTACAAAACCACGCTTTGACTGAACAGCGCGAAATGTCATATAACTACAGAAATGTAGGCTTAGGAATCTGCGGATTATACGATTGCTTCGTTAAACTTGGCATTACATATGGTAGTGAAGATAGTGTTAACTTAGCAAACAGAATCATGTATTTAATGTTTAGAGCTGCTGTTATCACGAGCAACGCTCTCGCCGCGCAAAAAGGTTCTTTCCCTAAATACTCAGACGAAGTATGGAACTCTCGCATTATCGCAAATCATTTCACAAGAAGTGAAGTGCTGAAAATGAAAGAGTATGGTTTAAGAAATTGTAGTTTGCTTAGTATTGCGCCGGCAGGTTCAATCGCCACATTATTAAACATTTCAACAGGTTGCGAACCTGCATATTCGCTGTCATATACAAGAAAGACAGAAAGTTTAAACGGCGAAGATAAATACTACGATGTAAATATTGGCATTGTAGAAGAATATCGTAAAGTTCATACTGATGGTAAATTGCCTGAGTATTTCGTTACCGCGAAAACTATTGATTGGCGCGATAGAATTCTACTTCAATCAGCATTGCAGTACAATGTAGATACAGCCATTTCATCGACTATTAACTTGAAAAAAGATATTACAGTTGATGAAATTGAGCAGTTGTATTTATTCGCGTGGGAAAAGAAGCTGAAAGGTGTAACTATTTTCCGCGAAGGTTGCTACAGAACAGGTGTTCTTACCGCAGAAAAAGAAGATAAAAAAGAAAGCGCTGTTAAAGAATTGCCTGTTGTTAAGCCAATTGATACACCGCCAAATATGGTTGGTAAAAAAATGAAGATTACAACGGGATGCGGATCGACCCACGTTCATTGTTATTTTGATAGAGATACAGGTAGATTTTTAGAGCTTTGGATTGACGAAGGTTCTGAAAATGGTTGCTACTCTTATATGAAAGGTCTTAGTAGAATGACATCTCTTTGCGCGAGAAATGGCGCAGATGTATCAGACATTGTAGACCAATTAAAATCAGTAAAGACTTGCCCAAGTTATGCTGTTAGACGAGCAGTTAAAAAAGATACAAGCAAAGGTTCGTCTTGTCCTGTAGCTATTGCAAATGCAATAATTAAGTTGCAAGAGGAAATGGACAACGAAGTAGAGCGCGGGATGTATTGGGAAACATATTACGATGATGAACAAGAAAAACCGTTGCCAGATATCCCATCTGAAATGGTCGCTGAATTAAAAGATGACAACTATGAAGTTGTTTGTCCTGAATGTGGCAGTAAGCAAGTTATTCCAGAAAACGGATGTTGGAGTTGTAAATCTTGCGGATACACAAAGTGTGGATAAATAATGGGAACTAAAGCGAAAACCTACTATGAATACGGCGGCGATATTATGTCGCTGTATGGGTTTTCTAAGAAATATAACATTAATCTTGGGACATTACAAAGAAGAATTGATAAGGGTATGAGTATGGAAGATGCATTACATCAAACTGTTCGCCCTTATCAATATTCAGATATAGTAGGTAAAAAATTTAATAAACTGACTGTTTTGGCAAAGACAAACATGAGATATGATTGCGGGCATAATATATACAAATGCAAATGTGATTGCGGAAATATTACATACACTACAAAACAATGCCTTGTAAGTAATCATGTAAAATCATGTGGGTGTTTAAAGAAAGGCAAAAAGCATGTTAGAAAAGCAGATAAAGGTTAAATATTTCGACAAAGAAATTGATAAGATTAAGAAAATTGAAAAAGGTGATTGGATTGATCTTCGCGCGGCAGAAGAAATCGCGCTAAAAAAAGGTGAATTCAAACTAATTCCATTAGGAGTTGGAATGATTTTACCTAAAGGATACGAAGCGCATATCGTTCCAAGAAGTTCTACATATAAGAATTTCAAAGTTATTTCTACAAACCATTGCGGCGTCGTTGACGAATCCTATTGTGGCGATTCAGATCAGTGGTTCTTTCCTGCATATGCATTAGAGGATACAGTTATCGCTAAGAATTCAAGAATTTGCCAGTTTAGAATTGTTGAAAAACAGCCTAAGATTGATTTTGAAGAAGTTGAACATTTAAATGAAATTTCTCGCGGCGGGCATGGTAGCACAGGTGTTAAATGATATTTGCTAATCATCTTAAAAATGCGATTGATAAAGAGGCGCAAAGAGTTAGAGACTCAACTTTGAGAGAGATAAAAGATAGATATGGATATAAAAAACATGTTAATCAAAGTTATATTGATGGTGTTATAGCTGGGTTAAACATGGTTTCTAAATCTATTGATAATGTTGTCATTAATTTTGGCGAATGGCACTTCTTTGAAGATGAAAAGCCGCCAAGAATAGACACATATCTTGTAACAATTGTTGATGTTAAGACAGGTCAAATTAGAGAAATGCTGTCAAAATGGAATGGGTATACATGGGTTATATCTGCTATAGATGACGATTTAACTGTTGTTTGTTGGCATGAGATACCAAACGCTTATTCTGGAGACAGAATAGAACACGCTAAAAAGTTAAAAAAATCAGGCGTAAGCGGTTTTGGTGTAAAAATAAAAGACTACAAGGTTTACAAAAGGTAATTATATGGTTAATCTACGCGGGTTTACAGAAGAATATTGGCGAAATTTATACTTTGATAAAAAATTAACACATAAAGAAATGGGGCTACATTTTAATTGTAGCGAAGCTTTAGTTAGAGACACTATTAAACAGCTTGGATGGTCAAGAAACAAGCCGTCAAAATCAACTGTTAACGATAGTTTTTCACAAGAAGATATTAAAAAATTAGCTGATGCATTCAACCTTGATGAGAGGATAATCGAAGCTGATTTAACTGGCATCAATAATGACATGAGAAATATAGATGTTATTATTCATAAAGAAAGAAAATTTGCGCCGATTAAAATAGCTTCCTATTATAATCAGTGTATTTGCGAAACATGTTGTGTGGATTGGGATTATTGTCGTAATAAATTCCGCGACGAATATAGATGTGAACGAATTATTGACGCGTGGATGGAAGAACCTGCCGAATGGCTCACTTGTTTGAACGACGAAACAGTTAAAAATACGGTGTTTATAGAGGTCTAATTGTCAATAACCCACGACTAAAGTCGCAGGCTTGTAAAAATCAAAAAAAAAAAAAAACAAGCCTGATGTTGACTAGCTTAAGTGCTTAGTGCACTACGTTACCTGCAAATGTATAGGCACCTATGGGCGTAATACCTAACCTGTAGCACTGCGGTTGGTGATTAAACATCTCTGTTGGGTAGGGGAAGTGTTGCCAATGAGAAACTGTAGGATAACATTAGCGAAGGTATTTTTACAGTTGATATGTAC